AATGGCATTTCTTGTTCTTCTTCTTCTTGAGCTTCATCAATAATAATTTCATCATCGTTGATGGTAACCTCTAAAGATTCCATCAGTTGCTCTTCAAAGGAAGGTGCTTCTGCTTCTATATCAACAGCTTTGCCCTGATCCACAATGTCAGGATTGTCTTCTGTGCCTAATTTTCTTTCAATTGCCATAGTGATTTATTATATATTAAAAATTAATGTAAGACCCTCTTCTCGTCTTTTTTGAACTGTACTAAGTCTGTCAACTCTCCTTGTACTATGTAACCGTCAATTTCTGCTATGGCTTGAGCTACCTCTAAGTCTTCAGCGTGTATATTAGGTCCACAATATTCCTGACCGTCATGAATAAATTTTGTAATAAATATTTTCATCAGTAATAACTTAGCTTTCTTCTATCAAATGATACCTCATCTTCATAGTCTGTGCCTAGCTCAATTAAGCCACCTTGTCTAATTCTCATCAATGCCATGGTTGCGGAGTCAGCAAAGTCATCGTTTTCTCCATAAGGAAAAGAAGCCATTTCTTCAATAACTTCTTCAGCAAATGCATCTTCTGTTGCCCACACCATACCGCTTTCAAACATGGGAGAAACAGAGTTCATTCTAGCTATCTTGTCTTGACCCCTGCTCGGTGAGTAAGATTGTACAGGTATGCCTATCTTTCTAAGCTCTTGTGTTAGAGGCGTACCACTGGCTTTTGCCTCAATTAAAACAATATCAGGTTCCCAGTATTTATATTCTTCTAAAGCTATTTTTTTCAACTCAGGAAAATCTACTCTGTGTCTTGTTGCATCTAACAATATAACGGAAGCTTCATCGCCTTCTTCAGGATAAAATATGCCCCATGTCGTTATAGCCGAGTAGTCAGCCGTTTCTTTTGCACTAAATGCGGTGTCATAGCTTTGTATAATACACTCACACGAAGGAATCTCTTCACTCTCCCAAGTTTTCCACCATTCTCTTTTTATAATTGATCCACTTTCTGCTGTTGGATTTTGCATCCACTGAGCGTTCCATTTGGATACTGGTAAAGATGCTTTTACCCCCAAGAGTTCTTCTTTCTTCCAAAACTCTGCCCATAAAGGCTCATCAGACTCAGGCATAATTGCAGGAAACTCAACAAGCTCCCATTGGTCAGCGTGTGCTTCTGACTGTCTTTTAAGTAATCGACCTGCTAAGTCTTTGGTTGACCATCGTGTCATTACTAAGATGATAGTACCACCCGGCTGTAACCTTTGGCGTGGTCCTGATGTGTACCATTCCCAAGCTGCATCCATTGCAGTTGGTGACATAGCATCTTGCTCAGAATGTGGATCGTCAATGATTAATAAATCTGCACCACGACCTGTAATGGCACCACCAACTCCTGAGTAGAAAGCTTCACCGCCATCATTGGTTGTCCATCGACCTGCTGACTTGTTATCACCTGATAAACTAATATTAGGAAAAACGGTTTGATAATCTTCTGAGTCAATAATGTTTCTAACTCTACGACCAAACCTTACAGCTAGTTCTGCGGTGTGAGTTGCTTGAATAATTTTAAGTGATGGATTTAGTCCCATCATCCATGCAGGAAAAAATGTAGATGCAAACTCTGATTTGGAATGTCTTGGTGGTAAACACACGATAAGTCTTTTTAACTTGCCTTGTGCTATGCGATTAAATTTGTCTGCAAGTATCTTGTGATGTCTGCCCATGATAAAGCCTTGCCACATCATTTTTACAAACTCTAAAAAATCATCTCTGCATTTGGTTCTTGCTTTAATGTTTTTCCATTTATCAATTAAAGCCAATGCTTCTATCTGCTCATCTTTAGATAGAATTTCAAAAGATTTTATTTTGTCTAAATCAAGCATAGGGTGGGAAGTTGGACAACATCTTTCTTAGGGGGGAGTAACGCCAACTTCCCTAGACATGTAATTATGAGAGAGAGGAGATATTGAATAATACCCACAAGAAACATGTCATTCCTCATTTTCACACAGATGGTCTTGTTTTAATAGTCCTAGAATGGCATATCCTGCCGTATCAATCCAACTGTCCATATGTTGTGGATTTTGGGATATGCGTATTAATTTCATGCAAAGCATAATATTACAAGCATCGCTACCTGTTATTGGTTCTGCTAATTTATTGCCTAATATGGCGTTTACCATCTTTGCTAGATTGTCAAAAAAATCATCAGAGCTACCATAATCATCATCTCTGTCTTCAAGAGTTTGCTGTAACTTTATTAAAGCTGTCTCCAAGATAAAGGTGTTGTTCTTTAATTTGCTCATAACGATCTCCTGTATTAAGTGTTGATTCTAACTTATTTTATTACAAATCTAAAGGTGTTAATTTTGGGCTTTTATTTGCTTGATCTAAACATGCTTGCAAAGATTCTTTGGTGTCTATTTCTAAAAGTTTTTCTTCTGTTTTTGCAAACTCAGTGAGGTTTTTTTCTTTGTAAAATGGCATAAAAATTACTTTGTTTAAAGGCAAAGCCACAAGACAAAACAAATCTATTTGACCGTTACCATACCTTTCATCTGAATCTTGCCTTTCTTTTTTTGCTGTTCTTCTACCACTGCGTAACTCCCAACGATAATAATCTTTGCCCCTTCTTAAATAGGTAGAGTTAGTGGTTTTTACTTGTATTCTGTATAACTTGTTTTGATGATCTAAAATTAAATCGCTTCTATGTGCTTGGGGTGCAAGAATTACGGAGTCGCAAAATCTCAGCAAGTAGGATGCTGCTAAATATTCACCTGCTAACGCTATGCGTGTAGTAGCATGTGGCAAACTGTCTCCTAAATTTTACCCCACTCCTTGCCTTCAAAAAGTAGAGATTCAGCGTTTCGCCTTCGAGTCAATCCCTCAAGCACCTTGCCCCCTGCTTTATTCCACCTACGCATTTGTGCAGGCACCTCCTCATATTCACCATTGTTTAAAACTTTAAGCATTGTTGATTTATTTAGATTGGATGGACCTAAGTTGTAAGTCCATGAAACCAAAGCGTCAAACTGATTTTGTGATAAAGGTACATTTACGGCTTCGTTTACATAGCCTCCATACTCTTGCAATTCTTCTTCTAGCCAAGCGTCTGCTTGTTCTTGGGTGCAAGTGTCTCCTGCTTTTACGCCTTTGGTTCTACCATAAGCAATGGTTAAAACATTAACGGCATCGTAATATGCCTCTAATTTACAACCTTCAAATTTTTTAATCAGGCATACGCCTTCTTTGGATATTTCCATTAATTTAGAGGTAGAAGACCCGATATGATTGCTATTAACAAAGTTCCTAAAAATCCGAAACATCCAAACACCGCCATTCTTAAAGTTTTGTTTAAATCTGCTACTTGTGATTTTATTTCTTCTGTTTCTCGAAATATTGTCTTCCATCTTTCTTCACATTTTGCCTCATGCGAATTAAGTTGAGAAGAAACTGATTGTACTGTTGGTTTACTGCTCATCTTTTTTTTCAGGCGTGTTTGAAGCCCCAAAGTAAAACGATATAACTGCCGATGCCAACCCACCTAGATATCCTAACACTAAATTGATTAAAGCTTCAGAATTTTGTTCAGGTGGTTGTAATGTGACTAAAAATATATAGCCAAGAAATCCGCCAACTACGGCAGTACCCATAATTCTTGCGGTCCAATCTTTGCTAAATTTACCTCTAGCATCAGATCGATCTTTAACCTCTAGTTTAAAAACATCTACCTCTAACTCTTTCATTTGTAATTCAAAGTTTTGTTCGGCTTTTTTAAGCTCAAGCATTTGTTCAGGTGTGGCTGATTGAATGGCTTGATTGATGGCTTTTGGCTCAGGAGAACAGCCAAGAACTTGTGCGACAACAGAAGCTGCTTGTCCGCCCAATGGTCCACCCAAAGCAGAACCGAGTGTCGGTGCTATGGCTCCTACTACATTTTTGATTAAACCAAATTTCATAATTACCCTGCTAATGGATTTTTTTCTTCATTAATTTTAGATTCTATCTTTTGTACATCTTTTTGTAAGTTCATGTACTGTTCTTTTAAAATAGACCAATTGTTTGTGTTTTGATTAACAACCCCTTCTAAAATATTTATTTGCTCTAACTTTTTTAATTTTTGTTCCATAACAGAAATTTGTGTTACAAGGCTGTTAATGTCTTCTTCGTAAGAAACAGACGCTTGTGCCTCTAAGTTTTCAATTCTATTAACATAGGTTGCTCCTTGATAGCCAAAGCCAGCAAGGGTTGTAACAATTCCTGCAAGAGCTATTAATTGCGTTGTTTTATTTTCAAACCAATTCATTTTTTTATCCTACAAATTAGGTTGCATTGCTTTTAAGTTTACCAAAGTTTTTATGTTTTGGTTAAACAAACCGTTAAAAGCTGTTCTATTATCTAATAATGTATTGCTAGTATAAATGTTTTTTGACTCATACCAAAGCTCTTGATTGGGTATAGATAAAGCTCTGTAATCATTAAATCCAACAACATACCCCATGTATGCAATAATTTTATCTTCTGATCCATACTCTCCTGTTTGTTCTTGTTTGTTTTTTATTTCGTTTTGAGCCTCTTGCATGTTTTTAGCAAGGATTTGATCTGCTATTTCATCTGAGTCTGATCTGCTGTTATTTGCGGATAAAGATGTATCAATTTGTACATCATTATTGACTGAAGATGTATTGCTAATGTTACTAGCCATAGTTGTTGTGTCTGAAAAAGACTCATTTGATTCTGTAGAAACAGAAACGCTCATTTGTAAAACCTCATTGTTTTGTGCTGTTGAAGATGCAAATTGATCTGAAATACTAGGTGAGTTGCTCATAGAAACACCGCCACCGCTTGATCCTAATGAATTAGATGAATTGTTTAAATTGTTGTCATCGTTTTGACTTGTACCACTTACACTGTTGTTGGCTGTTT